ACCACGCCGCGCAAGGGCCAAGTAACTAATCATCAACATTGCTTGGAAGTGGCAACGACAGATGTGATTTGGCGTTGCGACGACGATAATATTCCTGAACCTGATTGCCTACACAATCTGCTTGCGGAAATGAAAGAGGGGGTAGGGGCTGTGGGAGGCTTGGTTCATCATCCAGGTGGTATTAGTCCATTACCCAAAGGCGTTGACGGCTCGTTAAATGATTTAGCGATGGGATTAAATATTGCGTGGTTTGATTGGAACAGCGGCCCGAAAGAGTGCGAGCACTTGTACTCGACATTTGCGTATAGAGTTTCATCAGCAAGGGAAGTTGGTGGCTATCCTCTTGATTTAAGCCCTTGCGGACACCGTGAGGAAAGCTGGCTCACTCATAAAATCCATCGAGCAGGGTACAAGGTAATTTGTACGCCCTACGCTCGTACCGCTCACTTGAGAGAAGCAACGGGCGGCATCCGTACTTATACTGACCCCGCAATGTGGGAGCATGATGAGGGCTTGTTTCAAGCGTATCTACGAGCCATTGGGAAGGTAAGCCCGAAATCCAAAATGATGATTCTGGACATGGGCTTGGGTGATCATCTTGTGGCAAAGGCCGTGTTATCAGAGATTCGGAAACGCAACAACAATCAACATCTCGTTATGGCGGTTTGTTTCCCAAGCGTGTTTGAAGAAGAACCCAACGTGACGTTGATTTCCATTGCGGACGCTAAGGCAATCGTGGGCCACGGCTACCAGCAACATAGTCTGTATGCTTGGATGTGGGATAATAATTGGGACGCACCGTTGGCTGACGCGATGGTGAAATTTTGGGGTGGTCAATGAGGGTTTTAATTAGTCCATACGCCGCGAGACTCCCAAACGGCAAGCTCAATCCCAAGAATTTCCCGCATTGGGCTGAGTTGGTCAAGATGCTCAATGCCAATGGTCATCACGTGATTCAAATCGGCGTCAAAGGTGAACCTCGAATAGATGGGGTGGCTGAATTTCTTCAAGACATACCGTTAAAAGATTTGGTGAATGTTATTAACGGTATTGACGTGTGGTGTTCTGTAGATAGTTTTCTTCCCCATTTCTGCGCGACTAATCATCTCAAGTCGGGCGTCGTAATTTGGTCGCAGGCTTCGCCTAAAATTTGGGGCTACCCGCACAACACCAATCTCTTAAAAGACGAGTCCTACTTGCGAGAGTGGCAGTACGCTCCTTGGTGGGATTGTGAATACAACGAAGATGCCTTTGTTGAACCTCAAGTAGTAATGGATGCACTGCATGGCCGACTTACTTTTAATGCGACCGCTAAATCCTGAAACCGAACAAGACCTCTTTCGGCAGGCGTTTTCGTGGCGGGCGAAACAGAAAACACACACTCAAGGTGAGCGCATGGCCTTTGAGGAGTTTGCCGCCACCGATCCGACACAGATAGTGATGGGATTGTTCAACGGGGACTTGCAAGCGGTCTATTTGATTAAGGAGTGGGCACCCGCGCACTACGAAACTCATTTTACCTCAAGCCGAAATGCGCCACGGGAGAGCGTGGTAGCTGGCGCAAAAAGAATCTTGCTGTGGTTAATGGAGAACGGAGCCGAGGAAGTAAGTGCTTTTGTGCGCCCAAGGAACACTCCAGTGTGTCGTTTTGTCGAGGAAGTAGGTTTTAAGCGTGAGAGTTTGTGTCTTTTTGGTAGACAAGAAGATTTAGATACATGTAGTATGCCCAACAAGTTTGTGAAGTACGTTTGTAGCAAAGGCAACTAGCCAACGGAGTTATGGGCCTCTCAGACCAAAAACAAGAGTCAAAAGGGAAAACCGCTACCACGTCCACCGCTCAATACGGGTGGAAAGCACCACCGACCACGGCCTCATTAGATAAACTCCGTACTCAACAGTTTGAAATCGATCCAGGCATCGCAGCTCAATACGGGCAAGCACGCCATGAACTAGAGCACAGTTTTAACCAACCTGCGGGCGCATATCTGCCCAAGCAAGTTCAGCAACAACAACTTCAGTCCGGCAAAGAGCGATTAGGTCGAGACGAAGCCCAAGCTATGCGCCAAGGCCAATATGACGTTAATAAACTGAATTATAGTCGTGACCTTGCGGTTGCGGGCATGGATGCCCCGACCTTGACCCAAGACCGCAGTGACTCTAGCGGCACATCGTCGGGCACGGTAGTACAGAGCGAATCCCCATTCAGGGTGGGCGCACAAATCGCGGGACAAGTAGCACCATTCGCAGCCAGTCTTTAGGAGACTCTTAATGTCACCACCAATTAACAGCGCATACGCAACCCAACAGTTTAAGACTGATTCATACACAATCACCGTATCCGACGATATTGTGCGGTTCACGCTGGCTGCTCCCGCGACTGCTACGCTGCCCTTTTCTCGCAACTGTTCGATAGTTTCAGGGCAGAACCAAAAGATTATTGCTAACGGTGATTCAGGTGGTAATGACCTGACAATCGCGGTGGGTGCGGGCGACACGCTCATTGGAGAAACAACCTTGAGCGCGGGCGAGACAGCCTTTATTACTGGCGATGGAGTCTTGGTCTGGAATTCCATTGGCGCATCGGGCGTCACGGGAAATTCAGGTTACTCAGGCTACTCAGCATACTCAGGATATTCAGGTAAGAGTGGATTTAGTGGCATCTCTGGATTCTCTGGCTTCAGCGGCATCAGTGGCGCGAGCGGCAAGAGTGGATTCAGCGGTTACACCGGAATCTCTGGATTCAGCGGTTACTCAGGCACTACTGGTTACTCAGGTTATTCCAAAGCCTAGAGGAGAGATTAAAACAATTTGACTTCGCTTCAAATCACGCCTTACTTGTTCACATGCGCGACACGTTCGCCCCTCGCGTCCGTTTGTGTTGATGAAACGGATATTTTCAGGGGTAAACTCGTGACCTCTAAGACAGTGGGTTTTTCGAGCGTTCCGCGCCGTAGGGCCATTACCTCGCAGGACATTGGTGTGATTCGAAGCGGGCTCAAGGTGTGCCGGATTGACGCAATTGCGTATGCGACACAGGTGATCAATCGTTTCGTCCGGTATTTCTCCAACGAAAAACAAATAAGCCAATCGGTGAGCACGTTGTGGAGCACCTTTATAGAGCAATCGAGCGTAACCTTTGAGCTTACATCGGGAACCAGTCCAAAGCCAACACTGGCTTGTTCCGTACCACATGTCAGGATGCAAATAGACTTTTGCGAAAAAGCGGGTGAGTATCGCGGTATTTACGGGAAGTCTGTTAGAATTATCTGGAATCATCTGAGTCTCCGATACAGATTCAGTGGTCTAGGGTTTCGTGGTCTAGTTCACCGCGAAGCCCTTTCATTTTAGCACAAAGAGGAACACTATGCCTCCAATTAATTCGATATACGCCAAGTATGTCACCAAGACAGACAATTACACGCTCACCTTCTCCGACGATGTGGCGACTTTTACCATTGCGACCGCAAAGACCGCCACGTTGCCAAAAGCGGGAACGTGTACGGTGATGTCGGGTCAAAACCAGAAGCAGATTATTAACTCTGCGAACTCCAGCGACACGCTCACGATAGCAGTACAGAGCGGGGATACGTTGGTTGGTATCGGCTCGCTGGCGGTAGGTCAGGAAACCATTGTTACGTCCAACGGCACATCTACTTGGACAGGCTTTGGCGGCGGTGGTGCAGCGGGCACATCGGGCTATTCAGGGCCAAGTGGATTCAGCGGCTACAGTGGGCCTTCCGGCTTCAGTGGCTACACGGGTGTTAGCGGATTCTCCGGTTACACGGGAGTCAGCGGATTCTCTGGCTACAGTGGAGCGAGCGGCTTCAGTGGCTACTCTGGATACTCTGGCAAGTCTGGATTCTCTGGATTCAGTGCGTAGAGCGGTGAACGCGGGGTGGTTTCACACACTGCCACCCCGCACTAATACTCGGAGGTCACTCCTATGGCGACAAGCGCAGCTCCATTTGGGACAGCACTAGAGATAATTCGTTCCGTTACGGTCACCACTATTATTACTGATGGGGCGACTAACCTTGTGACCTCTCCGTCAGGCGGAGCGAAGACCGTCACGCTCCCATCTATTGCCAACATGATTGCCAGTCAAAACCTGCTGATTTTTATTAACAATGCGGCGGGGGGCGGCGGCAACATTACCGTCGCGGCGGCAGGGAGTGATGCCATCATCGGGCAAACAGCGGTAGCAGTTGGTACGGGAGTTACCTACCGTCACGATGGCCGCGCAACCTGGTATTCCACATAAGGCGACGATATGACCTCGACATCGCAGAAGTTTTTACTCTACGTGTTTCCAAGTTTGGCGATGTACGATTTTGGCGATACCCGAAATTGAGAGATTAAATTGTTTAGCAAGTTTACCAAAACTCGATTGGCCCGTAGCGTAAGTGGTGCGAATTTCACGTACTTGCGCTTCGCTCAATCGTGCATGATGGGAATCCTCGCCAACGATCATAGAAACAATTTTAACACGGCCCGAACGCCCTTCTTCCAAAGGGTGTCGTTCCAATCTGCCGTACAGCACTTGATAAGACAGTCCCAAGTGTTGTGCCCATTCCGCAATCGAACGAGTCTCACCGTTGAAAGTAATCGACGTAGGATGGCGTCGGTTGTCCACTTGCTCCTTACGAGTGGCCCATCGCACGTTATTAGGCTCGTAGTTTCCGTTCTTATCGGGGTAGCGATCTATTGTATGTTTAGGGGTGGGGCGAAGCCCAACATCCCTAATGAAGCACGCAAAAGAATCAATCCATTCTTGACAGACGGTGATACCGCGTCCGCCGTAGTAAGAATAGGCTTGATTGTTTGGATTCAAGCATCGTTGCTTCATAGAATCCCAAGTGTGGTATTCAGGACTTCCCGAAAGCCCGTGAGATTCGTGGTGTTGACGAATTTGTGGAGTATAGTTACTCGGCATGATCTAGTCTCCTTAATAGACAGATTGTGTTGGGCTATGTCGGGGGTCACATCCCGCATGGCCCTATCATTTTACCACAAAGAGGCGACGATATGAGTGGATCGCAGAAGTTTTTCAGCGAGGTTTGTTCATTAACAGAGCGCACGCCGACAAGCGTAGCGTCGTTGATGATTGCCGCAGGCTATGGCAGAGAGAAAGATGCAAATAACGACATCACGACCCAACCGTCACTAGACGGGTTCATTGGTTCGCAGTGTTTCATCATCCCGCAGACTGCGGGCATCTATATAGGTCACGATCAGTATGTCTCGAACACGGCGTTGAGTGGGCCACCAAGAATGTATAAAGG